CTGTGGACTCACCAGACTCAGGTGTAACAACCTTCTTAATTGTGAAGAGATCTTCATCGGAAACGATAGGAATGATCTTTGTTTCGTCGATCTTGTCCTCGTCAGCAGCGTCTCTGCCATCACCGAAGAGATAAGCGCGAGCCTTCTCCTCGTCGAACTTGATGTTCATTTCCTGCTTAACCCACGGAATGATGTCAAAATCTGCGTCGATAAGATCCTGACGGTCGAACTTCTGCTTCTTGTAGATCATTGTACCAGATACAACTCTCTTCAAGAGCTTGAATACTTCTTCCTTCTTGTACTTACCCTTGATATAACCCTTAGCTCTTGCCTCGTCGGCTGTGATGTCAGCAAACTGCATTCTTACCTTCTCGAAAGGTGTGTGGTGTACACCGTTAATAACAACAGATACCCAATCTGTAGGCTGAGTGTTAATCCACTGAGGACGATCATAGATGTCCTTCTCTTCTGTATTGATAAATTCGATATTCTCGATGCCATATTCAGCAGCATGAGCGAGATATGCTTCCTTAAGAGATCCAACCTTCTTACCCTCTTTCATGATCTCGTTCATAGCGCTATGAATCATAACATCACTGTCCTGAACTGTTTCATCATCAAACAAATTGTGCTTCACGTCTTCGTTTCCTCCATTTCCTTTCTTTGCATCCTCAAGTGCGAGACCAACAAGCGCATAGAGGACCTTCTCCTGCTCGGGTGTCATCGAGTCAATAACATCGCCAATCGTCTTTTCTTTTCCTTCTGCCATGTCCTTTTTCTCCTTTTCTGGCTCAGATTCTTTGTTAGGTTCTACTTTAGGCTCTTCCTTCTTCTGCTCTTCAGCATGGAAAAGTTCGAGACCTTCACCAACGTAAATAACTGCTTCCGCATCGCCATCTTCGCTATGCGAAACGACCTCGTCGATGTACGCGCCAGGATTTGCTCCTGCGTGCACCAAACTAACTTCTCTAATCATGCCATGCTCAACATTAGATCCATTCTGCTTGAGCTTGTTAGCATAAATAGACAAAGAAACGACATCGCCATGCTGTACTAATGCTTTAGCGATAGCTCCGCTTTCGGTATCATTGAAATAACCGTAAGCACGGACGCCTTCATCACAATTCTGCAACAAAGCATGACCTAAGACATTTCCAGGGTCATTGTGGTCGTGATTCCAAACTAGCGGAACCGTCTTACCATCATTATCAATGAAAGCATTCTTCATGATTACTCTACCGTCGGCACATTTAAGACCATTACGAGGAGCCCAACCACTAAAGTCGTAGTCTTTCATTAACCATTTCCTCCTTTTTATCTTCATCGTTTTCTTTTGGATCGGTCTGGCCTGGTTGTTCAGAGTCGGCCGATTTATTGAGATTCTTGTTTCGGAGCTTATCCGCCTCTGGATCTTTAGCCGGACGCATTCCGATGACCTGTCTAATCTCGTTAGAGGTCATAATCTCATTTCTAGTCATCTTGTCTGAAATCTCAGCCAACTCCTTAACCGGAACAAGCTTAAACGGATCTCTGAACGACATGATTGACTGTCCTAACGAGCGAGCAGTCTTTGATAAAAACTTTCGCTTCATTTCATCAACAACAGCTGAAACTATAGGCTCAATTGTTCGGTTATAGTAGTTCAACATTGTTTCTTCGTTAGCAGAACCATCAAGAATCTCCTGATTGATACCTAACTGGCTGTATAGCATGCTCGTGAGGTACTCAATCTGTTTCATCAAGTTGTTCTCTACTGCACGGTTCAACTGTGTGATATGCTCAGTACCATCGGTATAAGCAATACCATACTTAGAACCAGCAAGCTGGTCTTCTATATCCTTACGCCTCTTCTCGGCTTGTTGACGTCTTGCTTCCGACTTGATAACATACGGAAGCTGAATAATTAAATCCAACTTACCAGCTCCGCTCTGTTCGTCTATAGCATCAAGAATGTTTAATTTCCTGATAAGACGTCTCAGAACTGAGTTTGGTTCGTTGATTACAGCATATAAAGGGTTTTCAACAATCGCTACTGCTGATTTTGGTACTTTTCGCTCTTCTGTCTTACCCGTTCTATCATTATAGACCTGAACATTAATATGAGCTGGATACCATTCAAGAATCTTTGCAGTACGCATTGTGACTATATCGGTTGTCTCATGAGTAAAATAATCTCGACTAGTGTCAATAGGCACAATTGCTATACAACCTTCATCGAGCATAGAGAGATAGATATCCTGTCTGAACGCTCTTGCATTCTGATCTAAATTTGCCTCTAGAGTAAGACAGGTGTTAAGATCAGACTCAACATCTTCTAGATATCTCTTCTCTTTGTCCAGTTTTACATGTCGGATATCAATAGCGGCCGCGTCCATAGATATTCTGTTTAATACAGAAGTTACTATAGATCGCTCATTTGTCATTGATAAACGAACCCTGTCCGGACGGTAGGAGGAGCCCATGCCGTAGTAAGTACGGTCTTTAACCGGATCTCTTCCCGTAAATAAGTTCCAGGCGGCTTTCATCCTGGAAAATACCGAGGGTTTCTCCATCTATAGGCCTCCTTTATGTATATTGTTCATACATTATACTATTTATCAAGTTATTTACTTCGCTTCCATATTTAATATAACTTCCGATAATTGGTTGATCATATAGTTCTTTACAAAAATCTTTAACCACTCTTTGTCTTTCTTGATCATACTGTTTACTAAGTATTTCCCGATTGCTTTTTTTCAAAGAATTTTGATATGATTTATTTGTTTCTGATTCGCCGTATACCATTCTTTCAAAAAGTTTATCATCTTGATAGTTTGCTTTATTAGCATCATATTCATAGCCTTTAAATTTTTTGAAATCTCTTCTGGCATTTTTTATAACACTTTCATTTTTCCATACATCCGGCGTATCATATCCAGCACCACGGAATTTCTTAAATGATTTTTGAAGCTCCTCGTCTTTTGCGATTTCTTGAAATGATTTATTTCTTTTTAGTTTTTCTCTAATATCATCATCTCGCACCCGCCAACTTTTTTTCTTCATATATTTGTATAAACTTCTAGCTTCTTTTGATGCTGGCTTCTTTTGATTAGCGTGATCGTTTACAATACCATCTCCGTCACCATCTCCAGAAGTAAACTGGCCGTTTTTCTTAGAATGATTCTTGTTAAAATGAATAAGATAGTCAGTCATTTTACACCTCATTCAAAAGCGTCTTTATTGAGCTTGTAAGCAATATACGCATCCATCATAGCTGCCACAGCGTCAATCTTCTGCTCTTGCCTCTTCTTATAAAGTTTCCTGTTACCATTAGTATCCTCTAGAGCAATACAGTTGCCCATAGCAAAAGTCATGAGTTGTTCGTCAAATAACAGCATTCTGTCTTCTGCCAGGTCTTTTAACTCACCAAGAGGAACTGATTCTGTCTTCGCTCCCTGTATTACCTTCTCAATACCGAAAGGTCCGTTTTCTGATTCCCATCTTCCAACAAACTCTTTAGCATTATAGGGATCAAAACCGAAAGCTCGGACATCATATTCTCGTTCATTAATATGATTATCAAGATCTTCATAAACTTGCATCATATCAAGAACAGTTCCTTCAAGAACCATCAAACTTCCTTCTTGCATAAATGTTTCATATAATTCACGCATAGCTATCGGAAGCTTATATAAAGTTTTTGAAGTTATATAATTTCTAGTTTTTACACCAAAAGTACCATCAGGAAGGGGAAACAAGAAAGTGAATGCACAGAAGTCGTCACCCTGAGATAAGTCTGCACCAAGAGCACACGGTAAACCCCAGTAATCTCTTTTAGGATGTGCAATAGTCTCTTCATATGTGAAGTAATATGTATAGCCTTCCATAGGAATACCGAATCTTTTTGCGAGAATATCATTCTTAGCTGAAGGAACATTTTCTGCTCTTTCAACATCAAGTTGATAAGTTTCATAAGATACAGTTTTTCCTAAATTAGGATTAGCTTTAATCCACATATCAGGATTGCCGACTTCATCTATATCATCTAGTTTATACCACCATATTGATACATGAGGGTTTATATAAGACCCTTTCAATATGTCTGCCAACTCCATCTTTATTGTATCTCCGACACCATTTCTTACGGTACCTTCTGAAGATGTTGCAATAATTAGGTAATCCTCCATCTCCGGACCACCTTTTGCAGCGCCCTGTTCAACAGCGCTTATTACGTTTTCTCTAACATCGCCAGAGAGCCATTCATCAATTGTAGTGATCTTGTTTCTAAGTCCTTGAAGTTTGTCAACGGACATAGGTCTGATTTCCAAAAGAGAACCTGTCAGGAAATTTTCAATTCCTTTTTTAGTAGAAGCCAATTTTGTGCGCTTTGCCTTAGAGCCAGTAGTGTTCTGTAGTGAGCCATCAGTCAAGAACTTAAACAGCGGGCCCCTTGCTCTAGTAATAGACGTGCGAATGGGAGACATGACTTCCTCTGCCTGCTTCATCGTTGGAGCAGTAGTGATTTGATGAGTTGTCGAAGTATCAACGTTCAAAAAGTAGTTCTGTATACAAGATGAATACATTGATTTAGCGGCACCTCTGGCGACGATTAGATACTGTTTGTTAATTAGTCTCTTCTTAATTCTCTTAATAACATAGCGTCCGCCATGATTATCAGGACTGGGTTCATAAACACTTCTTTCTTCAAAATAATACCATCCGAAGACCTGCTCGGCCCAAAGTTTAAAAGAATCCAGAAGGACTAAGTCACTGCCATCTGTGAGGGTTAACTCATTATTGCAGTACTCTATGAAACCATTAACGGCTTCGTCATCATACCAGATTCCTGGATTTCGGATGAGATCATCAATACGGTTCATCTCCATAGAGATTTCTCTACATACCGGAATCTCTCCTCGTATTACAGCATCTCTAAATTCGCCATAATACTTAGGAACCGCAGTATTAGACAAAGCCATTTTTTGTCTCCTTTACTTATAATAATCAATATACTCTACATCATCATAATCATATTTTGAATCTGAAATGCCTGTAGATTTTCCATTATTGTTATTAGTTAATGTTAATCCTCCATATTTATCGTCCCTTGAAAAGCTTGCTGTGAATTCTTCACCAGGACGAACAATGTCGGTATTACTTGCCAAATTGTTAAACATTTGCTGTCTAAAATTTTTATCGACTAATGCTCTCATGTATACTCTTCCAGCAGCTATAGATTTAGCAAGTTCGTAATCTTTATTAGCATAAGCCTGGTCTTCGTCTCTTCTTGAAGATTCTATAAATTTATTTAATAATTTATAGTTTGTTTTTCCATACATGTTAGACGTTGTTGCTAATTTTGTAGCTAATTTTTCAGTCTGTTTTGAGCCGTTCTTAGTGTATCCATATGATTTTCTCTGATTAGCATGATCATTAGCAATACCGTCTCCATCTCCATCACCGGAAACAAACTGGCCATTAGCTTTAGAATGATTCTTGTTGTAATGAATCAAATAACTAGGATAACTCATACTCTAAAATAACCCCCTCTAATAGGACCCATAGGATCAATTCCACCATAACCGGGATCGTTCTGAGCAACTTTACCAGCAAGATAAATCGCTCCAGCGGTAACAGCGGCCGCACCTATTGTAGAAACAACGGCTGTGGCAACTCTTTTAGCAACTTTTTTACCATTAGCTCTTGCTTTCTCTGCTCTTTGTGCGTCTACCGGCATTTCTTTATAGCTCTGATAAGATCTCTTATTTCCTCTCTTATCTATGTAGTAAGGATCACGAAAAGCATTACCTTTCTTGTAATTCTCTACTTTAGCGCTATAGACACCTTTCTTTCGACCGTCGGCGTTGTGTGTTTTACTTCTGTGAGCATTATCGTTTACGATACCATCTCCATCTCCGTCACCAGAGACAAACTGGCCATTAGCTTTAGAATGATTTTTATTATAATGAATTAAATAATCAGCCATATTTTAACCACTCCTCATGATTTCATTATTTCAGAAGCTGTATATGGAAAATATTTATCAAGCATATTCATAGCTTCTTTTATTCTAGATCGATTTTCAATATAAAAATTATCTTCATCTACTCTGGAATTTTTAAACGCTTTTAAATCAGCAGCGCTCAAATTTGGATCAGATTCGGCAATTAATTCAAAAAAATCCCAGTCGTCAATCTGATCCGGACCGCCAAAATCATCCATCAAATCTTCTGATTTATCAAAAAGTTTCTTAACTTCATCCTGTGTTTTATTTACTTTTTCTTTATATTTCAAAAAAGTATTTAAACGATCTTCAGCTTTCTTTGTTACGTAGCCTTCTTTTGTGACAACGCCCTCTTTTACAGCGTTTTTCTGTCTTCTTCTATCAAGACTCATTCTTACGCCTTTAAAATCACCAGTAGCACGAGCAAACTGACCAGTTTTCGGATCATGATACGGATTAAAATGAATAAGATAAGTAGGGTAATTCATGCATCTAACCTCACGATTTCTTCTTAAAAAGATCAACTATATTCTTACCAGTAAAAGCGTTATATGCGCCAGCAGCACCTCCCGCCAACGTTACAACGCCACCAGCTATTGTAAGTGTCGTCGCCAGACCCTGTACAAACTTCTGTCCTTTACTTACATTTTCAGATCTAGTAAGCTGTTCATATCGACTTTCGTTTGTAAGTCTGTTTACAATTCTCTGAAGCTCAGCATCAGAATACTGTGAAAGATCTGTCTTCTGTCTTTTACCATGTAATCTGATATTAGAAGCATTTTTTCCAGCTTTCATAAGAGTATCGCCGGCAGCCTTCATGCCTCTAGAAAAATCGCCCTTGCTCTGCTTTCCACTAGATGTTTTAGATGTAGATTTCTTAGTATTTCCATCATAATTTTCTCCAGCATATTTGCTGAAATTGTGAATTGACGCTCCTCCTGGTTTAGGAGCAAAATGACCATTCTTTGGGTCATGATAAGGATTCATATGACATAGATACTTACCATTAACAATAGCTTTATAAGTTAAGTTCATTATATCGTTCCTCCGTTCGATACAGGATCTGCAGCAATTGTTACTCGCCACTCCATTTCTTTTAATGTCTGATCCAGAGCATTAGCTAACGGACCAGTCTGCGGAGGATCAAAGAACTGTTTTGTCTTCTTGGCAACATAAGTTTTGACCATCTCCAACTTGGTATCATCTCCTAAGAATTCAGACCATGTTGATGTTCGATCCGTAATCTTAAAACCTCCAGCTGGACCTACACCTAACTGATTAAGTATAGACAGAGAAGTATTGATACCCAATATAATATCTGGGTCGAAGTGCGTATATTCTACAGTTATACCCAGATCTTTCTTTACAGAATCAAGTATGCTATCCGGATTAAAGACCGGAATATCGTTTACTTCGCCCATATATTAACTCCTTACTTTAAAGTGTACTGAGACTTGAGAATATAACCAACAGAAATCTGAGCCGTTATCTTACTGTAATCTCCAGTGTCACCATTAGGATCAACAATCACTGCTTCACCCTTCTTAAGAATAGTGATTATATCAGAATTTTCATTAGGTTCTTTTCTCATAAAAGCTGCATCAACAGTTATGTAGCCAAAAATGTACGGTAAATTGCTCTTGACAGGCTTTACAGGAGCAAGAATCTTCTTGTCCTCTTCGTTTTCAACGACGTCAGCCAGTGTCATTTCATCATTTTCGTACTTCTTTTTTTCTTCAATCATTAGTTTTCCTCCTTAATGTTTCCAGGGACATGTATCATCAGCCGTTCTTTTCACGGGTAATGTTATTAATAGACTTTCGTCTCCATAATGAATTGCTTGATGTGTGTTATTAGAAGTACAAATTAGAAACTCCGGATTGAGTAGGTATTCTGTGGAATCACATATGTCTTGTACCAGAATAGGGTTTATATGATGTACAATTACGTGGTCTGGTATTTCTCGACCTAAAATCCCTAGATCGCATCCGGAGTCGCGCTCAATAACAAGCGCTCTAATTTGTTTCCACTCTCGAGAACGATAAAATCTCTGATTAATCCACCGGTCAAATCCATAGGTTTCCTCTCCGACCTGACCTTTTAGTGAAAGATACCTGAATCGTTCCTCAAAAGTTGATAAACGTGATAATTCTGAATACGTCTTAATCGTCCTCTGTTGTCTCATTGCCGTATCCACCATATAATTTCATAGCATTAATAGCATCAGCATACAAGGCTTCAGTTCTCTCGGCTGATTCTAATGCTTTAGTCTTCGCTTCAAGCAATTTGTTTTCTCTCTCGAGCTTTTCCTTCTCAAGACGAGCGGTCGTAGCTCCCAATTTCAGATAATGTACAATTACTTGTGCAGAAGCAGTTCCATTCCTCAATTGTTCTTCAGCACAATCAACTGCTAAAGATATCATCTGATTTTCTCTAGCTTCTGGAGTCAAAGCCGGCCGCATTTTATTCGCTGGTTCCATAGAGCTCTGCTTCTTCTTCGGCATAAAGTTGAACTGCCTCCTTTCTTTTTAAGTTATATATAGTACTTAGAAAAGTTCACAAAACGAGTTAAACCCAAATATATCTGAAAGGAGATAATGAAAAGGGACACATCTTTATTAACCATTTTGTGAACCTTTTTAAATACTACTAAGTTTTTGTAGAGAGGGCCCTGAGCGGCAAAACCCAGAGCCCCGACCACAAGAGGTTATGAATATGGAAGTGACTTATCTTGTTAACTGTTCAATAGTTTTACGATAACTCTCTCGCTCTTCATCAGTATGAGCACTTCTCATCATTCCTGTTAAACGATCGATCAATTCTTCTTTATTGGATCTACTATACCCATCATCACGACTAGTATAACGACCTCTCATATCACGACCGCGTGTATATGAATAATCAACATCCCAACCTCTGGAATAATCAGCATTATTTCCAGAATAACCGTCATGATCTGCTTTATGCATAGCGTCAATTGTGGTTATATCTTTAAGAATGTCAATTATTTTATAAGTGTTTTCAAGATCAACCGAAGTCATCTCATCTTTTCGACAGATAGACTTAAGTTCATCCTCCATCTTATCTTGGATATCATATAAAATTCTCATTTTGTCCGCCTTTCTCACGTTGCCGGAGTTGTAGTAGGAACAAAGATAGGAGTTCTACCATAAACCGGAGTGGAAGGAACAGGACAATTAGCGAGTCTATTATAGAGCTGATCGACTTCATTAGAAAGTCCCTGTGTAATAAACGCGTTCTGTGAAGCCACAGCGAGTTCTCTCTGAAGTTCTGCGATCTTCTCGTTCTTTGCGTCAATTTTATCGCTGCAAATCTGATCCTTGATTGACTGAATACCACCATTAATAGCATTGAGAAGCGCCTGAGAATTCTGTGTTTCAGCTGTTCTCGTAGCGCATGCTTCTCTAGCAATATCGGATGCCAAATTAGCTGTAGCCAATCTGTTATCACAGCAGCACTGAGCCAACTGTGAAGAAAGGTTGTTAAAACCAGTACCGATAAACTGAGTATCAGCAAATCTCTGATTCATTGAAGCTATCTGATTAGAATATGCTGTCTGCATAGCAGCCATATCTGAATTACATCTAGCCACATCAGCGCTTGCGAATCCGCTTGTGATAGCGGACTGTATTCCTGATAACTGTCCAGCAAGACCTGCGTTATCAAATCCTCGATTAACGTCGTTCTGCGTCTGAGTGTTCCACATATAGGGCATTACACCGTCTCCGCCGAAACCGCCACCGAAGCCATTTCCCCAACCGCCAGCAAACAACAGAAGAAGTAAAATCCACCATCCGCTGCCGCCGAAACAGTCGCCGTTACCGTAATTACCTGTACCACACATAGGGGCTACTGGCATTACCATGTTTTCTGTACCATTTGAAATCATCTTGATTTCCTCCTTTTAAATTGTTTAAATATATTTCCTTGTTGCAACATTAGGAACGCATATTAAATTATAGAAAAATATTTAGTTGTTCTCGTCGTTTTCGGTTTCCATCTCTGAAAAATCGACAAAATTCTTTCTTGCTCCCTTGATTAAATCCTTAATCTCAGCAAGCTGTTCGTCAGTAAAGATGTTCTGGGGTCCATCTGTCATAATGCGATCTGTCTCCCTTCTTTAGCGAGTTCTTCTGCTACGTCCTTATAGTTCTTAACAATATCTTCCCACTTCAAATATTTAGGACTGTTAGGATCGCTTATATCCCTTATGAACTTGTCAGCTCTAAATATGATAATAGGGTCAATAGTTTTGTTATAAACTCCAAGATTATTATCATCGACCATAGCATCCCATTTGCTGCTAATCCGGTTAGCGTACTCCTGGGTTGTTTTAAACATAGCAGTGTTCTCCATCATGTGACAGAAAATCTCATATGCTGTCTTATAGTCTTCTTCGGTTTTAATCTTGTTAGGATTGAAGTTTCTGAATCTCTTCTTCTGAGCATCATCAACACCGATTCCCTGAGCAATTAACTGTCTCTTCATAGACGCTAATTCTTTAAGAACTGTCTTCTGATACTTTCGATCATTTAAAAGATTCCTGAACTCATCTTCTCTTTCCTTTCTAGTCGGCATCTTCATATCAGCGACGGTCTCATATTCATGCCTTCTTATCCACCGAGCTCCTCTTCCCTGCGCGAGATAAACGGAAAAAGCTCCTTCGTACACCTTCTTATCCCACTCTTCATCCTCACGAAAAACATACATCCATCTTCCGTTATTCTTATAAATATTAGAATCCCAGTACTTTCCAGAAACACTACCAACTCGTGTTCCTTTTGGGAGTATTGTCGATCCTGGCTTATAATCAAAACGGCCTGTTTTAGGATCGTGATTTGGGTTGAAGTGTACTAAATAGCTCATGATTACCTCACTTGAGTAACTCTTGAAATTGCGGATCGTTCTTCATTTGCATAACTCTATTAATTTGTTCTTGTGAAACCTGACGTGTATTCAAGAGATACTGCAGAATCTGATTAGGATCATTCATACTCTGCGGAATGTTATACCGCTGAGATAAAACAGCTAACGGATTCTGTTTAAATTGTGAAACCATAGAGAGTAGATTAGGATTGAACATTTCTGTTATCCTTCATTAAATCTTCAGGTTTTCTCTTCCTTCTGATTTCATCTCTAATTTCGTTTCTAAATTTATCAAATTCTTCTCTTGAAATATAAGTGGTTTCCATCTGTTCTTTTGTCTTCGTTATCCTCTCATCAAAAGCTCGAATCGGCTGAGGCATTCCACTTTGATCAACACTCTTAATATAAAGAGCATGTTTATCAAAATCCATAAGGAAAACAGTCTGACCAATTCCAACAGGATAAGCCATAACCTCTTCTTCAGATTTAATAGGTACTAAATAAAAACCAGAGGTCTGAAATTGAGGTGTAGCTGTTCTTGATTGTGGAGGATAAGCTGGTGTGTAGTTGTAATACATTATTTAGTTGTCCTCTCTTTTAAAATAGTATATAGGAACTTCATTTCCGCTATCCCATGTGTCATAATAGTCTCCGTCGATAACCGTTACAACATGCGATCCTGTCGCTAAGACATAAACGCCTCTGGGATAATCAGAACAAAAGTCACTAACTGTATAACAATCCGGACACTCGTTAGGGATTATGTATCTTCTAAAACCTTTATGTCTCAAGTAAGTTCCCCATACAGAATTAGAAGACGGCATATCCTTCAGCAAGTAGCCTTGTGAAGAGACTTCAAGATAAACTTGATCCCAACACAGGCCACACGCTAAAGTTAATGCTCTTATAACACAATCGCCAACAAGATTAGATCTCGGATTTGGATTGTAATATTGCCAGCTCATATGTTAGCTTAAATAATCAGTGCAAACCCACATATTTACTCCGATTCTTGCCCAATTGTCATTATATTCAAAGACCATAACGATTGCTCCATTAAGAAGTTCTCCGATCTTAATATAATCAGTGCTCGGACCAGATCTCACAGTCAAGAAATCGCTAACAGTAACCGTTCTTGATTCGATATCTGTAGGAGTAGGATTCGGACTTGTGTTTTCATGAACTGGTTCGGAATCTTCGTCAGGATCTGTACCGGGATAGAACTTTCCATCATAACGAGGTCTGCCAAATCCAGCAATATAATTGCCAAATTCGCTATAGGGGTAAAACTTCTTAGCGACTTTACCGCCATTAGTATTTCCTTCTACAGACCAGACTCCGTTGTCGTCCCAGTCAACACACCAACCAGTATGAGAATATCCTCTATCATTCTGGAAGAACAACTGATCTCCAACACAGAGATCCTGAGGATCTTCGTACCAAGCATCATGATCCTTATAATACTGAACGGCATATCCGACAACCGCAGCACAGTCATTAGAATCCGGTTGATATAAGAAATAATGAGCGTCCCAAACGTCTGGATCGAATTCGCCGTTCTCATTTCTGATTGCCTGATAAGCACACCAGGAAGTAAATACAGAACAATAATCAAGTCCCTGCTTGTCACCACAACCTGTGAAGAAATCTACCTGATCAAGGTCATAAGCATATTTGTTCCACTTGCCTTCTGCCTGATAACCGACCTCGGCTTCAGCAATTCGGACAAGATCTCTATTATATAAGCAGCCCATTACTTTTCCTCCTCTACGGCATTAGCTGTTAATTTGTACTTGAGGGAACTAATTCCCAACAGAGCACAGGCTAAAGCTGTCAAAGCAGCAAGAGTTGCTCCAATCTGATTCGTATAGGGGATTTCCCAGATTTGTCCTAACGCTAACCAAAAGGCGGTGAACGCAGGAAGAGCAACACTAGCAATCCATTTAAGGATATCATAAACTTTGTCGTTCTTAAAAATCATTCGTTTCCGTCTCCTTTTCCACTATCTCTACAAAAAGCAACAATTATAAATGTCAGAACCATTATTATTTCGATTATTCCGACCGCTATTTCAATCTTTTCGCTCCACATTATCGAGGAATAATCTCTTATATTCGTTTTTAATGTGTTCGCTTGCCATAACGGTCAGACCGTTAGCAAAATCGGGATGTTCTGCACAGTATCTGTCATATGTATCGATGTCCAGTATCTGTTGTCGAAAATACTCTTCGCTGTGCTTTACCCCGTTACGCAGTTCGTCATTAAATCGAAGTATATGTGTTCTTGCAAGTGTTGCTTTGTGCTCCCCGAGATCATGTTTTACTTCGTTAATTGTTTTCTCGATTCCTTTTTTGTTATCGTGCCTTGTAATCATGTATTGAATAAAGGCAACGAGGGCATTACTTCCCAGGACGAGTGCTAAAAGTTTCCAGAAAAATTCACTGTCCATCTTCTTTATCCTTCTTCGGCTTTCTTGCAGGAGCTTCTGCAGAACCTGCTACTACTTCTCTTGTGTAAGGCATGAGTTATTCCTCCCTTCTTAAAGTTTTGAAATAGGTTTGATACTACTTTGTACCCACTTTTACCCCGGATATTTCACCATGATCATAAAAAGTTTTCTTAAATTATACCCCCGGAGATTTTTTCAAGACCGACGCGATGACGTGGGGGGTGTAATTTTTGTGACCCCCTCCCCTAGTACCCACATTCTTATGCGAGCTAGGGGTTAAAATCAAAATCAAATCAAATTCTCAAAAAATTGAAAAAATCAAAAATTTATGCAAAAATTGAAATTTGATGTGATTTTCGTCAAAAATTAGAAAAAATTGAAATTTTTAGAAATAAATTAAAAATTTTGAGATTTGAAACAAAAAATAAAATTAATTTCTAAAACAAAAGAATATTATTTTAAAAATAGAAACGGGGAAAAGAAAAAGTTTTTAAAAATAGAAATTAAATTGAAATCAAAATAATAAATAAAATTTAAAAACAGAATTAAAACAAATACAAAAATAAAAATAAATTCAAATTGTAGTATGCTTTAATATACAAGTGGGTATAAAAATAATAAATAGCTTCTATATATGCGTGCTGCTATATGTGTAAAATAACACAATAATAAAATAAACACTAAATGTAAGAGTCTGAATAGCTGTGCATACACAAAACATATA